GGAACAAACATAAATGCCATGGATATCTCACCAGCCTTGTCCCTTCGATGATTGTGATTCCTCAGATGCTTTCAGCTATAACACTGAGAGCATGGCAGGTAAGTGTCATTCGTGTGATCGTAAGTATAGATTTAAGGATGAAGAAAAGGATGGGTGGGAAGTGCCAGAACAAAAAGTAAAATCTGTACCAGTTGAGGTGTTAACACCTGTCTATCGTAGTGTAAGAAGCATAAGCAAGGAAGCAATGGAGTTCTTTAATGTCAAGACCTACTTAGACTCAGAAGGTAAAGAGATAAAACAAGAATACATATATCCATCAGGCGGTACAAAGACAAGGTTCTTCCCTAAATCTTTTAGAGCTAATAACTTAAAAACAGACGAGCTATTCGGAATGAACCTTTGGAATGCTGGCTCAGGTAAGATTATAACTATCACTGAAGGTGAACTCGATGCTATGTCAGCATACCAGATGTGTAAGAGTCAAAAGTATGTCAATGCTTTCGTATCTCTTCCATCTTCTACCCCTTCTAATAAAATATGGTCTAACGTATCTGAGTATCTTAACTCATTCGATAAGATTGTTTTGTCAATAGAACATGACGAACAAGGTAATGCGGTAGCTCAGAAGATAGCTAACCTATTTCCTAACAAAGTTTACAGGGTGCAGCATGACAAGTACAAGGATGCCAATGAGTTCCTTGAGGCTGGTGCAAAGAATGATTTCTATCATGCTTGGTACAACGCAAAGAAGTATACACCTGAGAACATACTGAATACCCCTGATCAGTTCCTTAATCTGTTTAATAAGTCTGAGGATCATGTGTATGTTGAGACAGGTATCCAGGATTTTGACAACCTATGTATGGGTTTGATGCAAGGACACTTCACACTGTTCAAAGCACAGACAGGTATAGGTAAGACGGAGTTCATGAGATACCTAGAGTACCATATACTTAAGAACTACCCTGAGATTTCAATTGCAGCATGGCATATGGAAGAAACAAAACTGAGAAATTTGCTTGGGTTAGTCTCATATGAACTTAATAATAATTTAACAAGAAAAGATTTAATTGAAAGAGCAGATGCAGAGAAGGATGTACAAGATTCCATTGTTAGATTAACAAAAGACGAAAGGTTTTATCAGTTTTTTCTTAATGATGAGGACGATCCTATTGACATTCTGGGTCACATACGTTATCTTTCGCAAGCTTGTGGCGTTCAATATATTTTCTTTGAACCCATCCAAGACATAGCTGCGAACATGAATGGAGATGAGAGTAAGGAGCAGTTCTTAGCTGATCTATCTGTCAGACTATCTAAACTAGCAGCTGAACTTGGTGTAGGCATTATTACTATTGGTCATACGAACGACGATGGAGCTGTCAAATACTGTCGTATGATTGAGCAACGAGCATCAGTTGTTGTTGAGTTACAACGTGATAAGATGTCAGAAGATTCTGATGAAAGAAACACTACTCGATTACTTGTCACAAAGAATAGACCTGTTGGTCCTACTGGCTACGCAGGTCAACTTAAGTTCAACACACATTCTTTCACTTTGGAGGAGAAGTATGCAAGTTATTAGTCTTTGGCCTACCGTCGCAGCAGTACTATATTTTTTAGGAATTATACTACATTACTATCATATCCTAGCTGTATTTGGTTTAACCAAAAGAGAAATGGAAAGAAGTGATTTAAGAACTTTATTCTTTTCTTTTATTTGGCCTTACTCTACAGTCATTATAGTTATAGGAGTTCTTTCCAATGAAAAATAAAAAAGTAGTAGCAATGGATATTGAAACGGATGCACTTGAGGCAACAAAGATTTGGTGCATCTGTACACAAGACATATTAACAGGTGAGACAGATCAATTTTTAAATGTTGATAGGATACCTGAAGAAAGGGATAGGTTTCTTGAATATTGCAGCACAGTATCTAACTTTGTTTACCACAATGGCATTGGGTTTGATGTGGGTATTATCAACAGACTGGTCAAAGAGAATTGCGTTCCTCTTGATTTGGTTATCGATACTCTTGTTCTCTCTCGCCTTATCGAATACAACTTAGAAGGTGGACACAGCTTGAAGGCGTGGGGTAAAAGGTTAGGTGACTTTAAGATTGGGTTTGATGACTTCTCTTGTTTGACACAGGAGATGATAGACTATTGTCATCAAGACGTGGTTGTCACAGTAAAATTATATAATAAATTTTTAGATGTGATAGAGGATGAATCCTGGCAAGATGCTATTAGATGTGAGCACGACATACAAATTCTATGTGAAGAGATGACAAGGAATGGGTTTTACTTTGAGAGAGATAAGGCTGATCATTTACTTGACGAGATAGAATTAAGACTTTGTGAGTTAGACGAAGGTTTCCAACATGACTTTCCACCTAAGTTAGAAGAAGTAAACAGAATTATTTACAGGAAGAAACAAGATGGATCACTGATGTCAAGTGTTGTCAAGGCACAAGAGAAATACCCTAAGACAGAACTTGATAAATCAAGATACCCACCTCAGCTTATCTGTTATGATTGGATTGACTTTAATCCTGCATCACCTAAGCTGCGAATAGAAAGACTATGGGAAGCTGGCTGGAAACCAGTAGATAAAACTAAAGGACATATTGAATATGACAGAGAACAAAAACGCAGATAGAGGAAAGAAGTTTGCTAAGTATGGGTGGACCTTATCTGAGGCAAACCTCAGCACACTGCCTGAGACGGCTCCTCAAGGGGGTAAACGATTAACTGAGTGGTTGACACTTGAGGGAAGGAGAAGCAGCCTTGTCGAGTGGCTAGGGCACTGTGGTGACGATTCACGTATTCACGGTAGGTTTCAAGGGATAGGCGCATGGACAGGTAGAATGGCACATCGAGCACCTAATCAAGCTAACATCCCATCTGAGTTTCATGGTAAACCTAAGTCAGCGGTTGATGAAGTAAAGGATAAGTATGATGGTCAGTTCAGGGCTTTGTGGTCAGTACCTGAAGGTAGTTATTTGGTGGGCACAGACGCAGAAGGAATCCAGTTGAGAGTACTTGCTCACATAATGGGATCAGAGGAGTATGTTCATGCGATTGTCTCAGGTAAAAAAGAGGAGGAGACAGATATACACAACCTAAATCGTAAAGCCTTGGGTATGTCACATGTAACGAGAGATATGGCTAAGACATTTATCTATGCATTTTTACTAGGGGCTGGCACAGGTAAGATAGGACAAATCTTAAAGGTAAACATGAGAGAAGCTAACCAAGCTGTCGAAAACTTTTTAGAATCTATACAAGGTCTTTCTAATTTAAAAAAGAAAGTTATACCTTACATAGCTAAACGTGGTTGGTTCAAGGGACTGGATGGACGTAAGGTTAAAGTTCCATCTGAACACAAGACATTGGCAGGGATGTTACAGAATGGTGAGTCTGTCATAATGAAACATGCAGCCTTGCAGTGGGTTAGAGAAGCCAAGCAAAAAGAAATAGACTTCAAGCTTGTCACCTGGCCTCACGATGAGTGGCAGACAGAAGTGTGTGGTAATTATGCAACAGCAGAGGATTTAGGTGCAATGCAAAGACAAAGTATTGTTGACACAGGTGTAAAATTCAGTATGGATTGTCCTCTTGCTGGTTCTACATACATAGGTAGAAACTGGAGGGATACACACTAATGTATTGGTTAATTGCTTTATCTCCTATATTTTTTGTATTGACAACAACTCTTATTACATGTATATGGAAGTATCTAATAGCTAAAGGAACAAACAATGGCATCAAAAACTAAATATGGAGTATTCGAAGGTCAACTTTATTACTCTAAAATATTTATGGATAACATGGATGAACACGAGTATCATGAGAAGACTCAAGGTCAGTTCAATACTGTCTTCATACCTAAAGACGAAAAAGAATTAAACAGAATGGTAGACCTAGGTTTCCCTCAAGTATCTATGGGCAACAAGATGATTAAGGAGTGGACGGTAGCTGATGGGCGCAAAGGGATGAAACTTAAACGTCCTAATGTACATCCATCAGGTATCGAAGACTTTGGAGGTGCACCCTCAGTCACTAAAGGTAAAACAAATACACCTTGGGATTACATTGAGGATGGTGCACTAGGTGATGGAACTACAGCCTTAGTTAAGATATCTATATACGGAGAAGGGTCAGTAGCCTCTGTCCGTTTAGAAAAAGTAGGTATTCTTGAGCATGTACCATATGATGAAACATCAGCAGCTGAGGATCAATGGTAAACTCAGATAAACATATTCTCCCTGAACTTATGGGGGCTTCGGCCCCCTACTTTTTCACAGAAAAGGAATAGGTTTTGAGCACTAAGTACAAACAAGTTCTTGTTGATGGTGATACTTTTGCCTATCGAGCAGCCTTCTCTTGTGAGGACACAACCCTTGGGGATGCAATAGATAAAATAGATGAGTTACTTGAGGATACACTTAATGAGGTTCTCTGGGAAATTGATGATAAATTATATCAAATCTTTTTGACAGGTAAAGGTAACTTCAGACATGACATAGCTATTACACATGAATACAAAGGTAATAGAAAGTCAGTTGAGAAACCTAAGTACCTACATAAAATAAGACAGCACATGATTAAAAACTGGAAAGCTATTGTTTCCAAAGGTGAGGAAGCAGATGACCTCATTGGAATTTGGTCAACAGGTTATGGTCCAGAAGCTCTAGTTGTGTCAGTAGATAAAGATATGTTACAACTTCCCTGCAATCATTATAATCCAAGCAAAAGAAAATATAAAACAGTCTCTGAACTTGAAGGAAATAAATTCTTTTACTCTCAAATTTTGACAGGAGATAAAGCTGACAATATCATAGGGCTTTACGGTATAGGTCCAGTCAAATCTAAAAGAATACTAGAGGATTACTCATCAGAAGAAGACTTATATGAGGCTTGTCTGAGGTCTTACGGAGGGGAAGAAGATCGTGTTATAGAGAATGGCAAACTTCTCTGGCTCAGAAGACACGAAGGTCAAGTATGGGAGCCACCTAAATGCGTTTCAGGTCAGGACTAGAAAAACGTACAGCTAAGTACTTAAAAAAATTAAAAGTAAAATTTACATACGAAAAATTTAAAATCAAGTGGCAAGATTTAAGGTACAAGACATATACACCTGACTTTGTTCTTGAGAATGGCATCATAATAGAAACTAAAGGGCGGTTTATTTCATCTGATAGAACCAAACACCTTATGGTTAAACAGCAGCACCCAGAATTAGATATTCGTTTTGTCTTTAGCAACCCTAAAGCTAAACTTTATAAAGGGTCTAAGACAACCTATGGAAAATGGTGTGAGAAGAATGGTTTTCTATATGCAAAAGAAACAATACCTATTGAATGGATAAAAGAGAAAAGATGGTTTGACAATGTTTGATGAAGAGAGTAAAATACAAGCTCTGGTAGATAACTACGGATTAAATTATTTACTAGAAGACAACCAAATATCTGAGAATTTTGTTGTTAAATACCTCATAGAAGAAGGTATGGTTGAGTTAGATAATTATTTTAATTTTGATGCAGAAATGAAAGAGTGGATGGAGTGGGAAGAGTGAGTGATTACGGTAAAGATTTAGAGACATATTCAGATTGGGTTGAAAGTAAAATTTTAACTGAAGGAGAGCTAAGACTTTATGAAAATGCTCTTGGGTTAGCTGGAGAAACAGGGGAAGTATCTGAAAAGATCAAGAAGATGATAAGAGACAAGACAAGGTTTAGCAGCGAGGACATTCTTAAAGAATTAGGAGATGTTCTTTTTTATACTGTAGCTATAGCTAACATCTATGATGGTACACTTAAGTCACTTATAGAAT